CCATAAGAACGGGGAGGGGGTTGGGCATAGGGTTATATTCAAGGCGGATCGTTCTATTGAGGTAAAAGGTAACGATATTAAGATCGATGGTGACGGGGATCTTGATACGACAATGGCGGGAGATGCTACTGTTACCGCCGGTGGTGACGTTGTGGTCAATACTCCGGCCGGTGGGGTAACCGTCAACTCCCAATTAAATGTTGCAGTAAATACAGCACGAGGTAATATAACACTAACAACCATGCAACCATTAGGAACTATAAACTTATTAGCCCCGGTTTTAGGGGCAGTAAATATAAACGGGGGGGCCAGCGTTTCCGTTGTTGCTCCCCAGGTTAGCGTTATCTCCCCCTCCGTTGACTTGGGCGGCATTGGAGGGCCAGCGGTGGCCCGGGTGGGCGATCCGGTTGCCGGTGGCGTTATTGCCGGTGGTTCTCCTTTTGTGAGGTCAACGTAATGGCTAAATCAATTGATAAAACTTTTGCCGAGAGGTCAAGAATCTCCCGGGAGATCGCCCTTGTGCTAGATCCCAATACGGGAAAGGTTGATATTGATTTAGAAAATGGGGATTTGGTTACCGAGGATACTATTAAAACTTATGTTTATATTTCCGTTATGACCGACAGACGGGCGGATCCAGACGATGAGATCCCAGATGGAACCGACAACCCCCGGGGGTGGTGGGGAGACAACTTTACAGAATTAGTGGGCCACCAAATAGGTTCCAAACTCTGGTTAAGAAAAAGGCTAAAACTTATCCAGGAACATATTAACCTTATCAAAGATGATATCAAGGAATGTCTCCGGTGGATGGTTCAGATTAAACTTGCAAAGGAAATTCTGATAGAGGCAGAGAAAGTAGATTATCAAACTCTGGAAGTAACTATTGATGTTGTGTTAAATAGCGGGAAAAAAATACCCATACAGTTTAAAATACCATGGGGAGAAAAGTAATATGCCATTTGAAAGACCAACATTAGACGAATTAATTAGCAGGGGAAAAACTAATTACGATAGTAAATTAGAGGGTGCGGATACCAGATTGATAGATGGAACGTTATCTATTTTAAACAAGGATCATGCCGGGGCAATTCATGGAAACTATGGAGCATTAAAGACTATTGAGAAACAGGTATTTATTCAGACGGCCCAAACCGAGGAACTAGAAAAACATGCATCCCAAAGAGGGGTTGAAAGAAAACCAGCTACCAAGGCAACGGGAACGGTAGAGGCGACCGGCAACAACGGATCGATTATTCCCGCCGGGGCAGTATTAACTAGATCCGACAATGAAAGATTTTTGGTAGATTCCGAGGAAACAATAGCGGGGGGAACAGCTACCCTAGCATTGACAGCAGAAACCGCCGGTTCTTCCGGGAATACAGAAGAGGGATCAGCCCTTGGATTTGTTTCCCCCATTGGTGGTGTGAATTCAGAGGTAACGGTTAATGCCGGGGGAATAGCAGACGGCAACCCGGAAGAAACAGACGATGAATTAAGGGCCCGGTTGTTGGCTCTGGTTCAAAATATTCCCATGGCGGGGGCAGTAAATGATTATGAAAGATGGGCATTGGAGATCGAGGGAGTAACCCGGGTTTGGGTGGTTCCGCAATATTGGGGGGCCGGTACTGTTGGCGTTTCCTTCATGAAGGATAACAAGACCGGCGGGAACCACTTGGGATTAAACACAATTCTTAATGGTGACTTTGGGGTTGCAGATCCTTGGATATTGGGAACAGGTTGGAGCATCGGGGCCGGGGTGGCGAGTTGTGACGGTATCCAAACAGGCAACAGTGATTTATCCCAAGAGGATAGGGTAAGGGCGGGGGCAGAATATGAAGTTACATTTACTCTAAGTAATTATTCCGCTGGTTCTGTTACCCCCTATCTGGGATCAACGAATGGTGCGGCGGCGAGTGCTAACGGGGTTCATACTGAAACTATCAAGGCCGGGGGTTCCGGTAATGTTGATTTTAACTTGCAGGCAAACTCAACTTTTGTTGGAGATATTGACGATGTTTCAGCAAAGATAATCAACCCCGCTATTATTCCCAATACCTCAGAGGTTCAAGAGGTCCAGGATTACCTTGATCTCAAACGGCCAGTAACCGCTATTGTTTTGGTTTATCCTCTGAAACCGATTTCCCAGGCCTTTGATATTTCCTTGTCTCCTAACAACCCAGAGGTCCAGGCCCAGGTGGAATTAGAACTCCAAGATCTTTTGGATAGGGAAGGGGTTCCCGCCGGTACTCTTCATTTATCCCAGATATCAGAGGCGATATCAGCGGCCCCAGGGGAAATCTCCCATATCCTCAATTCTCCAACCTCCCTTATTAACGTTGCTAACGATGAAATCCTAACTCTGGGAACGGTTACTTTCTAATGCCGATAACTAGCAAAACAGAACAGGACTTTCTAAGATTGCTCCAAGAGTTATTGCCTTCCGGGCAGGCATGGACCAGGGATCCGGATGCTAAATTAACCAAATTATTAGAGGCGACCGCTATTGAATTGGCAACCTTTGATTCACGAATGATGGATTTTTTAACAGAAACCGATCCCCGGTCAACTCTTGAATTACTTCCAGAATGGGAGGCCATGGCGGGGTTGCCCGATGGTTGTTTGGGTTTGTCCGATAATTTTCAGCAAAGGCGAAATGATGTTTTCGCCAAGTTGTTTTCAGAGGGTGGGGGTTCAAGAGAATACTTTGTCTTTCTTGCGGAACGCCTGGGGTATGATATACGAATAATAGAATGGGATGCCTTTATTGTCGGACTCGCCGCCAGCGGGGATTTCCTATTGAGTAATGATTTTAGATATCACTGGACAGTACAGGCCCCGGCCAAAACAATATTATATTTTCATGTGGGTACTAGCGGTTGTGGGGATTTCTTGGCCGAATGGGATAACGCCGTTTTGGAATGTTATCTCTTGCGGCAAAAACCAGCTCATACTACATTAGACTTTCAATATAGTGAATTTTCAGAGGAATTTGATTTTGCGGAATTCTTTTAAAGGGGGCGAATGATGCCGGAAACCAAAAGATTACTTTCAGAAATCCTAGCAGACTTAACCAGCCAGCAGGCGGGGGATCTCTCAGGCCAGAAGATGCGGAATCTTGCCGTATCAGTTTACCCGGGAGAGAATGAAGAGGTATTGACGGCAAAGAAAACCTTGGTTCTGGCAAGTGAAAGAATCCAGGTATTGGAGGCCTCCGGCGGCGATCAGGATGTAGAGTTACCGGATGAGGCAACAGCCCCGGGCATAGAGTTTTTTATTGTTAACAAGGGCGGATCAAATAATCTCTTGGTTAAAGATGATTCCCCCGCCCTTATCGGAACGGTTGCACCAGGGGAATTCAAAAAATTCCTTTGTGCCGGATCGGTTTGGTACTTACAATCATAGCCATAAAGGGGGCCTGATATGCATCGAATAGACGGGTTATACAATGTTGGGGGATTCTTTCAGGATGGCGATCCCTCTATTGGTTTGTTTGGAACGAGGGTAACCGCCGCATGGTCAAACGATACGCAGGAGAACGTTATCCAGGCGATATTAGAGGCCGGGCTATCATTGGTTAAAGGCGACTATGACCAGTTAAAAACGGCTATTGCCTTATTAGCTGATACTCAGGTAGAGGCGGCGAATCTTGAAGATCTGAATGATATGGATGCTAATATTGCGGCCGCCTTAAAAGATGCTACCTATCCCGCAACCGCCGCCAACTATTTCTTTACCAAGAACGATCACGAAAACGAGGATCATTCTAGTATAGAGGCATCAACTATTGATTGGGATGATCTGGCGAATATTTCCGCAAACGAACAGGCCTCCCTGAAAAATGCTAATGCCCCGACCGGGGCAAATCCTCTGGCGACCATGGCCGATGTTTCATCTCCCGCTCCTGCTGATAACGCTAGAATTCGCACAGGCGCATACACTGGTAACGGTGCCGCCTCCCGTGTCATTACAACTGGAGGATCATGGACGCCCAGAACGGTTTTACTTGGTGTTGGCAATCCACCGGCTGGACAGGTTTTTTGTCTTCACGTTGATACCATGGGTGTATATTCTTCGGATGGTGCCGGTAATGGACTTAATGATTATGTTACCGCTCAAGCGGCAGGTAGTTTTACTGTTGCCGCTAATCGCGGAAATGTTAATACTAGAACTTACGCATGGACTGCAATAGGTTAAAGGGGAAATAGAAATGAAAGTTATTACCAGAAATTCTGATGACGGGGTTGTAAATGTTATACAGTGGCCAGCCCCGCCAACCCTGGCGGATGGTGTGACGCTAGAGGGTGGCGTAGAGGGTGATTTTACCCTGAGAGATGTTCCGGCAGAGGAAGAGGCAGACGCTAAAGAATGTGACCCCGCCCTTTCAAGTTGGAATGGATCAAGTTTTGATTGGGTTGCCCGTGGCGTTATTACCTATGTTCCCTCTTGGTTTGAATCAGACGGAACAACTCCCCTTGGTGATACCCAGACCCCCTTTAATGGGGTGCCGGATTTAGAGGCCAATGGAACCTCAACCGCTAAACTTAAAATCCAAAAGAAAAAAGACGATGTTGATCAGACCGCCGCCGGTGACGATGACACATTGATTATTACTCCAGACAAGTTATGCAAACTAGATATCTTTGGTGGCGACATGGTAAACGGCCTTTTGGAAATAACCTTTTCCTCTTCATTGGACCAGAAGGGAATAGTTAATTTTGGCATAGAGGGGCCCCTAGCGTTTAGTAATACGAGTTTGCAGTTATATTAACCTGAAAGGGGTTTGCTATGGGTTATACTGGAATATTTGACGATGGAAATTTAGATAAAAAGACATACGATACCAATAATTCCGGCAAGGTTGATATAGCAGAATCCCTAGATGACGGGGCCGGGGGTAGTGTCACCTGGGAAGATATTCAAGAGGCCATAGAGGCAGGCGGGGGCGGATCTGGTTCCGGTGTTGATTGGCAGAATTCGGTTTTATCTATTTATGATCCTACTCCTAATCTTCCGGTTGGTCCCTCAGACGGGGATCGCTATATCGCATCGGCAACGGCCAACGGTTGGACAACAGATTATATTTACACCTATGATCTTGATACCGTTTCCTGGGTAGAGGTTATTCCAGATGAGGGATTCGCCCTGACCGTTGAAGATGAGAACAAGATTTATATCCACAACGGATCAACCTGGGTGTTAATGGCAACCCTGGTATCCCATAGTAATCTCGATGATTTAGACGCTAACGATCACCCTCAATATATGGCCGTTCTTGATTACGATTCAGGGGAGGCAGGGGATCGGGTTGATCTTGCTATCGCCATTGTGGACGGTGCGGGGAGTAAAACCTATTCTGATATTTCCGGAGAAATTGATTCAGACATTACCGCCCATGCGGGTAACGCATCGGCGCACCATGCGAAATATACAGACGGGGAGGCCGCCCTACAGGTTACAAAGGATAACTTGGGAACCAATGGCGATATCGGAACGGGATCGGATCAGGTAGCCCAGGGGGATCATACACATTCAAGTATGGGATTAGCTCTTAATATCGATCTGAATGACGGTAATAATCCATTCGTTTCAAAATCAGCGGTAAATTATACAACTCTTAATAGATTTGTTTTTCCTGGTTCAACATTTATGACTCCCTCTGATATTACCGCTATCATCTGGACCAGCAATGGATCTAGAGGCCAGGATATTATGATCTATGATTTTACAAATGCGGTAGTCATAGCCCAGAAATTAAACATTACAGACGTATTACCAACGATGCATACCTTACCGATAACGGGAGTAATCCCGGCAGGAAAGGCAATGTGGGAGGTTCAAGTTAGATATAATTCTCAGTCGGCGGCGGCACGTGTATCAAGTGTTTTGATAACCAGTTAGCAAAATACCAAAGGGGGTAACACATGGCGGCAGGACAAATAATTTATCGAATGTGGTGTACAGATGAGGCGGATTTTGTTTATACGGATTTTGTTTCATCCGTACCAACGGAATGCCCAAACAATGCGGGGCATTCAATAGTAGAGGCCTCTATTAGTGCTGTTCAAGAGGATACGAGTTTAGATTTTGGCACAGGGGCCGGGCAAATATCGGAAGGCGATCACAATCATGATGCGGCATATTCGGCCAGCGGTCATGACCATGACGCTACCTATTCCGCATTGGCCCATAATCACGATGCGACTTATTCAGCCCTTGCCCATAATCACGATGCCACCTATTCGGCATTAGCCCATGACCACAATTCAGATTATCACGTTAAAACTGATTTTGTTTTAACCGCAACGGCTGGCAAATTACCGAAGTTAGACGGTTCCGGCCTTCTAGCGTTTGCACAAATGCCCGTTGGATCTGGTTCCTCCCAGGTTGCACAAGGCGATCACAATCACGATCACGGGGCATTGACCGGCAAAGATGATGACGATCATACTTTATACTCTCTGGCAGACGGGACCAGGGCCTTTAGTGGCGTTGTCTCCGGTGTGACTCCAACAGCAGATGCCCACCTTGCAACTATGGGATATGTTGACTCAGCGGTCCAGGGTGTTATCTGGAAATTGCCAGTAATAGATAGAGACTTGACCGCCCCTCCAGGTGGCGAAACATTGGGTGACCGTTACCTTGTGGCGGCCGGTGGTAGTGGCGATTGGTCCGGCAAGGATGGCCAGATAGCGCAATTCACCGATCCG